GGTCGCGTTGTCGGTGTAGATCAGTTGGTTCATCAGCACGCCTCCGTGGTGGGGTTGAGACCAATGTAGCGTTTGCTACATTGGTCGTCAACAAAAAACCCCGCTGATCTGAAAAAAATTTCAGACACGCGGGGTCAGATGAGCCGCAGACCCACCTGAGTGACGGTGAGAGCGGTGATCGCCCACGTCAGATACCTGACGCGCTCACACAGCAGCCGGGTCGGATCTTCCAACAACTTCTCAGACTCGATCAGGAACTTCGCACGCTGAGCGATCAGTTCATTGACTCCATCCAACATACGAGCTCTCTCCTAGTGCTTTGTTGTGATCAATTCCAGAAGGCTTTCCACAAACACGCGGTCGATGCTTCCCACCGCCCGAGCATGTTCATAGCTGAGTGACGTCAGGTTTGCAACAACGTCGGGATCCAGCGTGAGACGGGCGTCACGCACGCATTGCGACACCATCCGCACGCACTCGCGCAAGAACGCATCGTCAATTTGCAGCGGCGCATCCTTGTGCGGCTCGTCCATCCAACCGGCGGACAATTTCAAACACGCCTCGATGTCGCGCGCGACCTTCTCCGAGATCCGCCGCCTGGGATTGGGCCCCGCGAGCTGCACCACGAACGAGGCATTCGCGTGGCCGAGTTTGCGCGCGAGGTTGCCCGGCCCGTCCCACTGGCGGATCAGGTGGCGCAGGTTCTCGAGGCGGACGGCGTAGACCGGATTTGTATTCATGGACGTGAAACTATCCCATTCAAGCAATTGATGCAATCCGTGTACTGTTTGCTACACTACGCCCAAACAGCAATCAGGATGCGCACGTATGAGATCCCCCTTACACATCTGGATGAGTTTGGCCTCGGCCGACGAGCAGGCGGCCTTGGCCGAGCGGGTGGGCACCTCGCGGGCGACGTTGTACCAGTACGCCAGCGGGCACCGCCAGTGCTCGGCGGACCGGGCTGGCGAGATCGAGCGCGTCACGGCCGAGATGGCACGGAGCTCCAAGGGCAGGCTGCCCAGGCTCTACCGCACCGATCTCTCGGATGCCTGCGCCAACTGCGACTACGCGCGCAAGGCGCTCGGTGCCCGCGCCGAGGTGGTGGTGCTGGAGGCGCGCGCGTGACATGTCCGCCTACTACAACGAGATCGACCCCTACGCTGCCGCCTGGCTTCGACAACTCATCGCAGCCGGACACATCGCCGACGGCATCGTCGACGAGCGATCGATCGAAGACATCCACCCCGCCGAGCTCCGGGAGTTCACCCAGTGCCACTTCTTTGCTGGCATCGGCGTTTGGAGCCGAAGTCTCCGCCTTGCTGGCTGGCCTGACGACCGAGGAGTGTGGACAGGTAGCTGCCCTTGTCAGCCTTTCTCCGCGGCAGGCAAAGGCGCTGGGTTTGCTGACGAGCGGCACCTCTGGCCCGCGTTCCACCACCTCATCGCAGAGTGCCGCCCTCCAGTCGTCTTTGGCGAGCAGGTTGCCAGCAAGGACGGCCTTACTTGGCTCGACCTTGTACGCGCTGACCTGGAAGGCTCGGGCTACGCCGTCGGGGCAGCCGATCTGTGCGCTGCGGGCGTCGGCGCGCCGCACATCAGACAGCGACTGTGGTGGGTGGCTCAGTCCGACTGCGAACGAGGACGCGGCGGGCAACTATGGCATCAAGATGCAACCGATGCTCGGATCGCAGGTCAAGCTGACCGGATGGCCAACACCAGTGAAACAGGACGCAGCCGACAGCGCGAGGACAACGACCGCTGCCCAGAAGTGGCAGACGGACGACAGGCTGGCAGCGGCGCACACATCGCTGGACGCAGCACGTCTTGCGGGCTGGACAACAACAACAACACGGGACTGGAAGGACTCGGGAGCGGACATTGCGCCGAGAGAGAACGGCAAGGAGCGGTTCGACCAGTTACCGAGGCAGGCGAACTTGGCGGGTTGGCCCACACCAATGGCGGGCACACCAGCGCAGAACGGCAACAACGCAGCGGGGAACAACGACAGCAGCCGCAAGACGGTGGAACTGTGCACGCTGGACGGCCCAGCCCGACTCACGGCCACTGGGGAGATGCTGATTGGCTCTTCTGCCGGGATGGCAAGTGGCGGCCAGTTGAACCCGGCACATTCCCGCTGGTTGATGGGGCTTCCTCGCGAGTGGGACGACTGCGCGCCTACGGCAACGCGATCGTCTGCCAAGTCGCGCAAACCTTCATCAACGCCTACCTCGACATCCGGGGGTGATCAATGATGGCCAACCTCACCAAGGTCACGCCTCATCTGTGGTCCCTTGAGGCACCGACCGCGATCCGCGATCTGCCCGGCTGGGTGTGCTGGCGCTTCGAGGATCACCCGGGCGAGAAGAAACCTCGCAAAATGCCCTACTACGCCAACGGCGCCAAGCGCTCCGGCGAGCAGGGCTCGCGCGAGGACATCGCCCACCTGGTCACCTTTGAGGCTGCGCGTGCGGCGGCCGTGCGCAGGGGCTTCGACGGTGTGGGCTTTGCCACGCTTGAGCAATGGGGTGTCGTCGCGGTTGACGTCGACAACTGCGTGAGGGGCGGCGAGATCCACCCCGACATCGAGCCTCTGATCTGCCAGAGCTACTCGGAGTTCTCACCGAGCGGGCAGGGCATCCGGCTGTTCTTCCGAGGCAACCTGGGTAACGGCAAAGACCTCACCGGCCCCTACGGGCTGGAGTTCTTCAGCACAAAGGGCTACGTGACGTTCACCGGCAATTCGCTCCCCGGTTGCGAGTTGCTCGGGCTCGAGAACACCGTCGCCGCGGTGCCCCGGGAGTTGATGGATCTCGCCCGTGCGCGCTTCGCGCGGGACTCCGTGCCAGAGAGCACCCGCCCCATCGGGCTCACCACGGCGCAGATCCACCAGTGCCTGGACGCATTGCCTCACGACCTGCACTACGACGACTGGCTGCGCGTCGGCATGGCGATCCATTGCGAGACCGGTGGAAAGGGCTTCGAGCTCTGGGAGCAGTGGTCTGAGAAGAGCGAGAAGCACGGCGGGCGCCGTTACGACCAGGAGCGCTGGAGATCCTTTGGCAAGGGCAGTGGGCTCCAGGTCACGGGTGCATCACTTGTCAGTGTCGCTAACAAGTACGGTGCAGGGATCGCTCTGAATGGTCCTGCCAGCCCGGAGGAGTTCGACGTGCTGGTGGAGGCGGCCTCTGAGACGGCCAGCGAGGCCGCGCCGATCAAGTTCCCCGTCGTCCCCGCCGCTGAGTTCTCAAGCGGTGAGCCTCCCCAGTGGATCGTGAAGCACGTCCTGCCCGCCGCCGAGCTCGTGGTGCTCTACGGCGCCTCGGGCTCCGGCAAATCCTTTCTCGCGTTGGACATTGCCGGCTGCATTGCCCGGGGTGTGCCGTGGCGCGGCAAGCGCGTGCGCCAGGGGAGGGTGGTCTATATCGCCGCCGAGGGCGCAGGGGGGTTCCGCAATCGCTTGAAGGCCTACGGTATTGCCAATGAATTGGACCTGAATGGGTTGGACATGGGTGTCATCCACGCAGCACCCAACTTCCTCGACAAGGCCGATGCCGCCGCCGTGGCTGCCAGCGTCAAGAGCTCGGGCGGGGCCTCGGTGATCATCGTGGACACCTTCGCGCAGACGACGGCAGGGGGCGATGAGAACAGCGGTGAGGACATGGGCCGTGCACTGTCGCATTGCAAAGCGCTCCACCGCCACACGGGCGCCGTCGTGCTCCTGGTGCATCACTCGGGCAAAGACACCAGCAAGGGGGCCCGGGGCTGGAGCGGGATCCGCGCTGCCGCAGACGCGGAGCTCGAGGTGGTGCGCGAGGAGTCGGGCAGGTGGCTGCGGCTGTCCAAGCAGAAGGACGGCGAGGATGAATTGCGCTGGGGATTTGAGCTCGAGGTGGTGCAGTTGGGGGTTGATGAGGATCTGGACCCCATCACCAGTTGCGTGGTGGTCGAGACCGCGGTGCCCACGCCGGCCCCGAAAGCGCCCAAGTTGGGCACCGTTGAGCGCATCGCACTAGACGTTGCCGAGCAGTTGGCAGGGGGCATGGCGAGCGTGGAGGCGGTGATCAGCGGGGTGGTGGAGCGCTTGCCGGTGGTGCCAGGGGAGCGCGATCGGCGCCGCGAGAAAGCCAAACGTGCGGTAAATCACCTGTTGGAGTCTGCGATTCATTGCAGCTTGGACGATTTGGGCTTCATCACGGTGAGTGCCTGACGTGCAAAACATTGCATCCACACGCCACACGAACCCACACGTGGCCACGTGTGGCGGTGTGGCGAAGATGCCTGGAATGCCACTTAGCCACACCACCCCCTTTAGGGGGTGTGGCTGTGTGGCATGGCATCGGGGTGGAGTGGGTGGGACTGGGGAAATGGGGTACTGGCACGGGGGCACCGCAGTTCTGCGCTCTGTGCAAAAAATCGCACGATGGCCACGGGGAGGGTTGGATGCGTGATACGTGCAAAAAACATCAAGGTGAACGAACAGGGCAGACGCATCGGCGAGTCGCATCAGAACACCACGCTCACCGATCACGATGTCGAGCTGATCTGCGCACTGCGCGATGAGGGGCTCACGCTCTCCAAGATCGCGGAGAAGTTCGAGGTGAGCAAGGAATGCGTCTGGAAGATCGTGCACGGCCACCGACGCGGGCAGTGGGATGCGCGGCTGATCCGCGTGTCCGTGACGATGGACCGGGGGAAATAGGATTTGAGTCATGGCAAAAGTTGGTCGACCTGAATCATACCGCCCCGAGTTCTGCGAGCTCGCGATTGAGCTTGGCAAACTGGGCAAGTCCTATGCGCAGATCGGTGCAGCGGTCGGCGTGGCGCGCATCACGCTCTACGAGTGGATGGATCGTCACCCCGAATTTGCTGACGCGATGAAGCGCGCACGGGACTTGGCGCTGGCGTGGTGGGAGGATCAGGCGGCAGCGGGCATCTGGGAGGACCGCGAGGGCGCGAGGCTCAATGCGCAGGTCTGGTCCCGCTCGATGGCAGCGCGCTTCCCTGACGACTACCGCGAGGCACGCAAGACCGAGCTCGTGGGCGCCAACGGCGGCCCCGTGCAGGCGCAGATCGTGGTGCAGACGGGCGTGCCGGATCCAGGGAGCGATCTGGTCTGAACATCGATCTGGGCTACCGGCCCCGCGCCTGGCAGCGCGAGGTCCACCAGCAGCGCCGGCGCTTCACGGTGCTCGCGTTGCACAGGAGAGCCGGCAAGACCGAGTTGGCACTGCGCCAGTTGCTGGACAGCGCATTGCGCTTTGACAAGCCCCTTGGCCTGTTCCTGTACGTCGCCCCCTTCCTGCGCCAGGCGCGCGCGATCGCCTGGTCGCGGCTCCGGCAGATTGTCTCCCCCCTGGTCGAGCACGGGCTCTGCACCGTGAACGAGTCCGAGCTCTCGATCAAACTGCACAACGGCGCCACGATCCGCGTGTACGGTGCGGACAACCCCGATGCGATGCGCGGACTGCGCGTGGACGGGTTGGTGATCGACGAGGTCGCGGACGTGAAGCCCGAGGCCTGGCTCGAGGTACTGCGCCCGGCGCTGGCTGACCGCATGGGCTGGGCGATGTTCATCGGCACCCCTCACGGCGTGAATCTCTTTTCCGAGTTGTTCTTCCGCGCCCGTGAGCTAGACGACTGGCACGCCGCGCTTTACACGGTGCACGACACCGAGGCGCTCGATCCGCGCGAGGTCGCGAACTACCAGGCCTCGGTCGACGACAACACCTTCCGCCGCGAGATGCTCTGTGACTTCAGCGCCGCGGGCGAGGACCAGTTGATCAGCCTCACGCTCGTGCAGGAGGCCTGCAAGCGCCACGTGCGCCCCGACCAGTACACCTGGGCCGGTCGGGTGCTGGGCGTCGATCCTGCGCGCTTTGGCGACGACCGGAGCGTGGTGTTCCCCCGGCAGGGATTGCTTGCCGGCAAGCCGTGGGTTTACCGCGGACTGGACAACATGACGCTTGCCGATCGCGTCGCCCGGCACATCGAGGAGTGGAAGCCTGACGCGGTGTTCATCGACGCGGGCAACGGGGCGGGCGTCATCGACCGACTGCGGGCGCTGCATCACGACGTGGTCGAGGTGCACTTCTCGGGCTCCCCGCAGCATCCCCGCTTTCTGAACAAGCGCGCCGAGATCTGGTGGGAGCTCCGCGACTGGCTCGCCGCCGGCGGCGTGATCCCCGATCTGGTCGATCTCAAGCAAGACCTCGCCTCGCCCACGTACAAGTTCACGCCCGCGGACAAGATCCAGTTGGAATCGAAGGACGATCTGAAGGGCCGCGGCCTGCCCAGCCCCGACTTGGGCGACGCCCTGGCACTCACGTTCAGCTATCCGGTGCACCGTGCCGAGACCGTGCGGGCGCGCGCCGAGCGCATGGGCATCGCGGTGCGCGATGAGCTCTCCGCACTGGATCACGACCCCTACGCCCGCCTCTGAGTGTCCGTGACGCCGAGAGCGCTGCCGCACAATCGGCCGCAGACACTCGGAGACCCGTGCCGCCATGTGCATGAAATCCCCCAAGATGCCCGACCCTCCGCCGCCCCCGCAGCCGCTGAAGCCGCCGGACGTGGATCTCAAGGCTATGGGTAAGCGCAACCGCGCAGGCGGCATGACGGGCGGGAGTCTGTTGACCGGCGCGAGCGGGCTGACAGGCGGCATGCCCACCGGTCGCACCTCGCTCCTCGGTGGCTGATGGATCAACCGCTGAATCGCCGCCAGCGCATCCTCTCGCGCAAAAGCGCGCTGTGGACCGAGCGCTCGTCCTGGGTCACGCACTGGCGTGAGATCAGCGACTTCCAGCAGCCGCGCGCCGGGCGCTTCGTGGCGACCGATCGCAACCGCGGCGACAAGCGCACCAACAACATCATCGACAACACCGCCGTCTTCGGTGCGCGCACGCTCGCCGCGGGACTGATGTCGGGCGTCACCAGTCCCGCGCGCCCGTGGTTTCGCCTCGAGATCGAAGACAAGGACATGATGGAGGCCGGTGCCGTCAAGACTTGGCTGCACGATGTCTCTGCGTTGATGCGCCGCGTGTTTGCCGCGAGCAACACGTATCGCGCACTGCACCACCTCTACGAGGAGCTGGGGCTCTTCGGCACCGCCGCGAGCGTGGTGCTGCCCGACTTTGACAACGTGATCCACCATCACCCCATGACGATCGGCGAGTACGCGCTCGCGACCGATCAGCGGGGGAACGTGAATTCCTTGATTCGCGAATTCCAAATGACCGTCGGCCAGATGGTCGAGCAGTTCGGGATGGACGCCTGCAGCCAGACGGTGCGCGATCTGCACACCCGCGGCAACTACGATGCGTGGGTGGACGTGCTGCACGTGATCGAGCCCCGGCGCGATCGGGACGTGCGCAAGCTGGACGCGCGGAACATGCGCTTTGCGTCGATCTACCTCGAGCCCGGCAAGGACAACTCGGACAAGTTCCTGAGCGAGTCGGGCTTTGAGCAGTTCCCCGTGCTGGCGCCGCGCTGGAGCGTGACGGGCAATGACATCTACGGCTCGAGCCCTGGCATGGAGTGCCTGGGCGACGTGAAGCAGTTGCAGCACCAGCAACTGCGCAAGGGCCAGGCGATCGACTACCAGGTGAATCCGCCCCTGCAGGTTCCCACCCGGTTCAAAGAGGCCAACAAGGCGCGCTTGCCGGGTGGTGTTTTTTACGTGGACGCGCAGGGCCAGAACCAGGCGGTGCGCACGGCCTTCGAGGTGCAACTGAACCTCCAGCACTTGATGATGGACATCCAGGACGTGCGCGAGCGGATCCGCAGCGCGTACTACGCGGATCTCTTCCTGATGTTGGCCAACGATTCGCGCTCCGGTGTCACCGCCCGCGAAGTTGCCGAGCGCCACGAGGAGAAGCTCCTGATGCTCGGCCCCGTGCTCGAGCGCCTGCACAACGAGCTCTTGGAACCCCTGATCGACATCACCTTTGAGCGCTGCTCGCGCGCAGGGATCCTGCCGCCCGCACCGCCCGAGCTTCAGGGCATGGATCTCAAGGTCGAGTTCATCAGCGTGCTGGCACAAGCCCAGCGTGCGGTCGCCACCGGCGGCATGGACCGCCTGCTCGCCACCGTGGGGCAGTTGGCCGCGCTCTCGCCCGCGATCATCGACAAGGTGGACTTCGACCAGGTGGTCGATGACTACGCCGATGCCTACGGCGTGAACCCCAAGATCGTGGTGCCCGATGCGGATGTCGCAGCGTTGCGCGAGCAGCGCGCCGCCGCCCAGCAGGCGCAGATGTCGGCCGCCGTCGCCCCGCAGGCCGTGGCGAGCGCGAAGACCGCAAGCGAAATCAACACCGACAATCTGCGCGATGTGATGAGTCAATTCACGGGCTACAACACGCCAAGCGCGGGGTTCGTGTAACCCCGCCACAGTGAGGCCGCGATGTGCTGCGACCTGAACTCCTTGCACTGATTCCCCACTGCCAGAGCGAGCTCCAGCGCGAGCGCGTGAGGTCTATCGCCCAGCACGGCCTTGACGCCACCTCGCGCACCCTGGGCGTGGACGCCGGGAGCCTGCGCAATCTGTTGCGCAAGCTGAAGGTGCGCGCGATTGAGCCTCCCCTCACTGCGCCACCGATCGCCGCCCCCGCTGCCATCGAGATCGACGAGCCGGTGTCCGAGATCGATGTGGATGCACTGGTCGCGCGCCGGGTGCGCCAGTTCGAGCGCAAGGTGATCGCCGAGCAGTCGCGCGCACTGTTCACGGCACGGGTCAATCTGCCCGGGCCGATCGGGGTGCTGTTCTTCGGTGACCCGCACGTCGATGACGACGGCACCGATTTGGGGCTGTTGTTGAAGCACGCCGCCCTCGTGCGCGAGACCGAGGGGCTCTTCGGTGCGAACGTGGGCGACTCGACCAACAACTGGATCGGGCGCCTGGCGCGCTTGTACGCGCAGCAATCGACCACCGCGGCCGAGGCCTGGGCGCTCTGCGAGCACTTCATCCACGCCGTGCGCGATTGGTTGTTCATCCTCTCTGGCAACCACGACGCCTGGTCAGGCGCGGGCGATCCGCTCTCGTGGATCTGCCGCCAGGGCGGGAACCTCTACGAAACCAATGTCCGCATGCGGATCGACTTCCCCAACGGGGCTGAAGTGTTCGTGAACGCCCGGCACGACTTCTCGGGGCACTCGATGTGGAACCCCGCTCACGGCGTGGGTAGAGCCGTGCAGCAGGGGATGTGGGATGACCTGGCCATTGCCGGGCACCGGCACGTCTCGGGGTACATGGTGCTGAAAGCCCCCACCGATGGGCGCATCTGTCACGCAGTCCAGGTCGCGAGCTACAAGACTTACGACCGCTACGCCAAGGAAAAGGGCTTCCGCGACCAGCTCGTCTCGCCCGCGGTCGTGGTGATCATCGACCCTGATAAACCGATCGGCTCCCCCTCGCGCCTGAGCGTCTTCCACGACGTGGAGGAGGGGGTCGAGTTCCTGAAGTGGAGGCGCGCACGATGAAGATCACGCCCATCACCAAAGCCCGCCGCGCCAAAGAGGTCGAGGTGCAGAAACTGATCTGCGCCTGCGATGCGGAATCGTGGCTTTTTCGCGTGACGCAAGCGGGTGACCAGGTGTTTTGCGAGTGCGCGATATGCCTGCGCGATCACGTGTTTTCCGCTGCACAACCCCCGGCGCCCGGCGAGGAGAGCGGGGCGTGTCCGTGACGGCGCGCCTCCTGTCGTAGTCTGGTCTCGTGGCAATAAGCACTGATCCCACAGACCTGAACCGTCAAGACCGCGACGCCGACGCCGAAGAGGCCGAGGCGCGCGACACCCGACGCAAAGAACTCGAGGATCTGCGCTGGTTGCTTGGGCACCCACAGGGCCGACGCCTGGTGCTACGGATGCTGGAGGAGACCGGCGTGTTCCGGTCCTCGTTCAACCACTCAGGATCCCTGATGGCGTTCAACGAGGGCCGACGGAACATCGGACTCTGGCTCACGTCCGAGCTGATGGAGGGAAGCGCTGATGGGTATCTCAGGGTGCTGAAAGAGCACAAGGCGAAAGCATGAACGACACGGTTGCGGAACCCGGCACATCGACCCCAGACGCCGGCGCTGAAGCACAGACGATGATCTCGGAGGCCGCACCGCAGTCTCCCGCGATCGAGCAGGAAAGCGCAGCGCTCCCCGAGCACTACGCCTTCCAGGCGCCGGAAGGCATCGAGCTCGACACGGCTGCGACCGAGGAGTGGGCCGGACTGGCGAAGGAGCTCAAGCTCAGCCAGGCGGATGCGCAGAAGGCGGTCGACCTTGCCGCAGGCATGGTCAAACGTCAGCAAGACGCGCACGCCGATCTGGTCACGAGCTGGACCGAGCAGGCCAAGACGGACAAGGAGATCGGGGGCGACCGCCTCAACGAGAACCTCGCCGTGGCCAAGCGGGCCCTGGAGGCCTTCGGCACCCCTGAGCTCAGGGATGTTCTGAACATGACGGGACTGGGCAACCACCCCGAGGTGATCCGAGCGTTCTACCGCGCAGGCATGAAGATCAGTGAGGACGGGTTCATCGCGGGCGCGGCGAAAGCCGGCGCGGTGGACATGGCAAAACGAATGTTCCCAACCATGAATTGAGGCTGAAACCACATGGCAACTCTTGCAGCAAACAACCCGACGTTGATCGACGTCTCCAAGCGTCTCGACCCCGATGGGAAGATCGACACCATTGTCGAGCTCCTCGCGCAGTCGAACGAAGTGCTCACCGACATGAGCTGGGTCGAGGGCAACCTCCCGACCGGCCACAAGACCACGGTCCGCACGGGTCTGCCCACCCCGACCTGGCGCAAGCTCTACGGCGGCGTGCAGCCCACCAAGTCGACCACCGCGCAGATCACCGATTCGTGCGGCATGCTCGAAGCCTACGCGGAAGTGGACAAGGCCCTTGCCGATCTGAACGGCAACTCCGCCGCGTTCCGGCTTTCGGAGGACGCCGCGCACATCGAGGCGATGGCCCAGGAGCACGCGAGCACGCTCTTCTACGGCAACGAGGGCTCGGAGCCGGAGGCCTTCACGGGTCTCGCGCCGCGCTACAACTCGCTCTCCGCGCAGAACACGGACAACATCATCGACGCCTTCTCGGGCTCAGGTGGTGATTTGACCTCGATCTGGCTCTGCGTCTGGGGCCCCCAGACCGGCTTCGGGATCTATCCCAAGGGCTCGCAGGGCGGTCTGCAGATGTCCGACAAGGGCCAGGTGACCATCGAGAACGTCGATGGTGCAGGCGGTCGGATGGAAGGCTACCGCACCCACTACCGCTGGGACGCAGGTCTGGTCGTGCGCGACTGGCGCTACTTCGTGCGCATCGCGAACATCGACATCTCCGAGCTCGGCACGATCGCCAACACCAAGAACCTGATCAACTGGATGGTGCAGGCGACCGAGCGGGTGCCCTCCTTCGGCAAGGGCCGCGCCGCGTTCTACATGAACCGCACGCTGCGCGAGAAGCTGCGCTTGGGGATCCTCGAGCGCGTGAGCTCGAACCTCTCGTGGGAGACGGTCTCCGGCAAGCGCGTGATGACGTTTGACGACATCCCCGTGCGCCGCACCGACGCCCTGATCAACACCGAAACCCGCGTCCAGTAATCGCAGGACTACAGGAGATACCACCATGATTCTTGATGAGCGTACTGAGTTCTGCGATGCCACGGCACTGAACACCGGTGCTGCCGGCAGCTACCTGATCGGCGATGTCATCGATCTGGGCATAGGCCGCGATCTGGGCGGTGACATGGCCGAGTATTTGGTGATCACGGTCGACACGACCGCGACCTCCGGCGGTTCGGCCACGGGGCAGTTCAACCTGGTCACCGATGACAACGCCGGGTTGTCCTCGCCCACGGTGCTGGTGTCCTCGCGCGCATTCCCCGTCGCCAGCATGACCGCCGGGTCGGTGCTCTTTGCCATGCCGCTCCCCGTGGAAGGCGTGGCCTACGAGCGCTACATCGGCATCCAGCAGGTCACCGGCACGGCGGCATTCACGGCAGGGAAGGTGAACGCCTTCATCACGCCCGATGTCGCTCGCTGGAAGGCCTACGACAGCCCCGCACAGGCCTGATAGGTAGGTAGAGCCCATGAAGCGCGTCGTTGCCACGTCGATGGGATTCTTCGAGGGTCGGCGCATCCGGCCCGGCGAGGAGTTGCACGTGCCCGAGGGCTTCAAGGGCTCATGGGTGGCGGCAGTCGGGGATCCGGCTGCCGTCGCACCCAAACCTAAGCCCGCGCGCGAGCCCCGGACCCTCTCGGAGATCGGGCGGGCACCGGTCAAGATCGCCTCTGATCTGGCCTAAGCGTGGCCACCGTCGCGCCGGTCACGAGCTTCCCGTTCGAGACCTCGCTCGATGTGGCGGTCACGACCTGGGGCGCACTGGCACAAGACGATGACGGGGAGCCGGTAAGGCTCGCCGTGTACTCCGATCGCTCGATCCAGGTGCTCGGCACCTTCGGGGGCGCGAGTGTGACGATCGGGGGATCCAACGACGGCGTGACCTATCACGCACTCACCGACACCTCGGGCACAGCGCTCACGCTCACCACGGCCTGCCTGAAGCAGATCGTGGAGTTGCCCGTGTTTCTGAAACCGCGCGTCTTTGGCGGTAACGGCACGACAAATCTCACCGTCGTGCTGGCCGGCCGGCGATCGATCTGAGGGTGCAGAGGGATGGACACGGAGGCGATCGTTGCGGGACTGGTGATGGCGGTGCTCGTGTCCATCGTCACCGGCGCCATCGCCGGCAACGTGGCCTCCCAGAGAACCATCGCAGCACTGATCGTGCACATCGATTACCTGCGCTCGCACATCGACCGGCACGAAGAAACCATCTCACGAGCCCACCGTCGCATCGACGACCTTGAGAAGCGGGGATAAGCATGGCCACGTACAACCCTTTCCGAGACTTCAGCGAGCAACTCGCGCGCGGCGTGCACGACTGGGACGCGCACACCTTCAAGATCGCGTTGACCAACACGGCACCCGTCAACACGCAAGCGTCGCTCGACACGGGCACCAACCATCCGCCGCCTGCTGCCGCGAACGGCTACACCGCAGGCGGCACGGCCACGACGATCTCCATCGCGGAGGTCACGGGCACCACCACGGTCTCCGGCACGCAGGTGGTGTTCACCGCCACGGCAGGGGGCATCGGGCCGTTTCGCTACGCCATCCTCTACAACGACACCGCCACCTCGCCTGCCGATGCCCTGGTCGCCTGGTGGGACTACGGCACTGTGGGCGGCATCACGCTCGCCGACACCGAGACCTTCACGGTGAAGTTCAGCAACACCACGCCCGGCGCGATCTTCACACTGGCGTAATCGGGGGGTCGCATGGCTGACAACTTTCCGCAGACTGCAGGCAGCGGGCGCAACGTCGCGACCGATCAGGTCACGTACTCTGGCGACACTGCCGACGTGCAATTGGTGCGGGTGGTCAACACCACGGGCGCAGAGGGCTCGCGGGTCGTCACTGACAAGCCGGTGTTTCAGACTGAGGATACCGCGCACGCTGACGGGGATTTGGGCGTCCTCATCATGGGCGTCCGCAATCACACGACGGGCAGCACGACAGACGGTGATTACAGCGCCATTTCGGTCAGCAGCACTGGCGAAATGCAGACGCTGGCACGGCGTGATTTGCAGCGCATCGCGGTGGGCGTCACGGGCGTCACCACGGCGACCACCGCCTATGTCGCGGGCGATCAGGTCGGCACTCAGATCACGCTAGCAAACGCCGCTCGCCTGTCTGGTGGCAGCGGCACCATCGTGGGGGCAACCCTGATCGATCAGTCGGACATTATCGGCGCATATGATCTGGTCATCTTCGACTCAAGCGTAACGCTCGCAGCAGACAACGCCGCCTTCGCCATTTCCGACGCAGACTCACTGAAGATCGTTGCGCTGATTCAGCTTGCTGGCGCGTTCGACTTGACAAACAACCGCGTCGCGCAGGCGTACAACCTCGCGATCCCGTATGTGTGCAGCGGGGGTACAAGTTTGTTCGCGGCGCTAATAACCCGTGCGGGCCACACGTTCTTCACGGCAGGAGCGTTGCCCCAAGTAAACGTCTACGTCGAGCGCAACTAATGGCGTGGCGGATGGGCGGTTCGACAGGAAATCGATTTAACGTCAGCAATTCGGTCAGCATCGGGGCCACCTCCCGAACGGCGTTGATTTCTGGATGGTGGAGGCCCACAACGCTAACGGCGGGATTAGGTTACTGGTCGGTCGATACCGCCTTGTTTGCGCGCATTCACACGACAACATCGGAAATTGAGTTATCCACCAACAACGTGACAGACGGCAAATGGACAACGTCTGGCGCAAACATCGTCGCTGACCAGTGGAGATTCATGGCCTTCATGCTGTCCACGTTAAACGGCACGCCCTCGGCGGCGTGGCGGGTGTGGGTCGGCTCCGAATTGAACGCTCCAACAGAGGTCACGGTGAACCTCGGCACCGCGCCTGCGGGAAATTTTACTGGCGGGGCGGGTGTGATTTTCGGTCAGATTGGATCGGGTGGCGCGGTGTCGTTTGTCGGTGACCTGTCCGATTGTGCAGTGATCGCACAGACCGTGAACACCAGCGGGCCGCTGAGAACTGCCGCCTTCGGCGCCATCACGCAGCCCGAAGCCAATTTGGTGAAAGAGCGTGTTGTGTGGCCGCTTTGGCTCGGCAATCCGTTTCCGCCAGAAGTCTGCGCCATGCCAATTGGGGGCAACGGTATCTATGACGCATCCTATGCGCTCATGGGGCCGGGATATGCCGGAAGCGGAACTGGAGTGCCGACGCCGCACATGACAAATATCCTCAACAACTCGCCGTCGCAATTGTCAACCGGGGCAGGCGCAATCTCAAAAGGTCTTGAAGGCGGCCCGCGAGAGTTCTACGCCAACGCCGCCTCGCAGCGTGCATGGATTCGCAGATGATCCGCGCGGACGCTCTGAGCGTGGGTGACGTGATCGATTGGCGCGGTGTACCTGTCGAGGTGCTGAGCGTGGAGATCGGGCGCACGGTCGAGATTGTTGTGCATGTGGTGGCCGAATCGATGCCGCCGTTTCGGTTCACATTTCCCACGCTAACGGCAGAGGAATGGAATGCCGAGTGGACTGACGAGGACTTCGCCGCTCGGCGTGAGGCAGACCTTGCCGCCGAGCAGTTCACGCTGATCGAGACCTGACGCCATGTCGCTCCTGCTGCTGTTCAAATCCAGCGGCAGCCCTACCGCGTTCACGCTGGATGCCTCCCCTGGCAGCCTGAGTGTTTCCGGCCAGAGCGCCGCTACGCTTGCCGCCCGCAGTCTGAACGCCGCCTCTGGCAGTTTCACGATCACCGGCCAAGCCTCCACCCTGGTCACGACGCGCAGCGTCAACGCCGCAGCCGGCAGCTTCACGATCTCGGGCCAAGCCGCCACCCTCACCTACAGCGGTGCCGGCGCGCTTGCACTGGCCGCCGATGCGGGGAGCTTCTCGCTTACCGGATCGGCTGCCACGCTTCTGCGCGGCCTCTCGCTGAACGCCGCCGCCGGCACCTTCACGATCACGGGGCAGGTGGCGGCCACCACTGCAACCCGCGCCCTTTCAGCCGACGCAGGCGCACTCAGCATCACGGGGCAGGGCAGCACCCTCAGTGTCACCCGTGCGCTCAGCGCCGACGCGGGCACCTTAACGCTCACGGGCCAGGGCGCCACGCTCCTGCTCGAGCGCCGCCTGATCGCCTCTGCGGGCGCGCTCACCCTCTCAGGGCAAGCCGCCACGCTCTTCAAGACCTCCACGGTGCCCGATCCCGCCGACGTGCGCGAGGGCGTGGTCTACGGCCCGAGCGGGATCTACACCGGCACGCTCAAGGTCGGTGCCGGGCAGGTGTGGCTGCGCCGTCGCTGAGTGTCCGTGACGCACGCGATCGGCCCCTAGACTGACCGCACCGGAGGGCCTATGGCGTCCATCATCCAGATCTGCAACATGGCGCTCGCCCACATCGGTGCGGGGCCGCTCATCTCGAGCATCGACCCGCCCGACGGCAGCGTCGAGGCTGGCTACTGCGCGACGTTCTACGACGTCGCACGCACCGAGCTGCTCGAGCCGGGGAACTGGGCCTTCTCGCTGAAGCGCGCAGAGCTCGCCGAGCTCACCAACGCCAGTGCGGCCTGGACCTATGCGTACGCGCTGCCCTCTGACTGCCTGCGGGCGCTGCGGGTGCTCAGCCCCACGATCGGTGTGACGGTGTTCACGCAGGACGCATCCCCCCTGCAAGCCGATGACCGCCAGGGCGCGCAGTTCGACATCGAAGGCCAGATCCTCTACAGCAACCAGACCGAGGCAACGCTGCTCTACGCGCGCGACGTCACCGACAGCGCGCGGTTCACGGCGTCCTTCACCAGCGCGCTCTCCTACCTCCTGGCCGCCTACCTGGCAGGCCCCATCGTCAAGGGCAACGAGGGCGCGCGCCTGGGGGATTCGCTGCGCCAGCGCGCCATGAGCATCGCTGACCTGTCGATGGCGGCAGCGGCCAATGCCAGTTCAACCGAGGCCGCGATCTCCCCGACGATCCTGAGCGTGCGTGCGTGAAGACGCTGCTTCGGAGCTTCGCAGGCGGCGAGATCGCCCCCGAGCTCGCCGGGCGCATCGATCTCGGCAAGTACCAAACAGGGCTGCTGCTCTGCCGTAACTTCGTCACCCTCCCGCACGGCCCGGCTGCGCGCAGGCCAGGGTTTCGGTTCATCAACGAGGCCAAGGACTCCACGCGCAAGGTGCGCCTGGCGGCGTTCCAGTTCTCCGCTGACCAGAGCGCGGTGCTGGAGTTCGGGCACCTGTACATCCGCTTCCACATCGGCGGGGCCACACTGCTCGAACCCACCGTGGCGATCGGCTCGATCGCCGGGTCCACGGTCAACACGACCGGCGCCCACGGCTACGCGAGCGGCGACTGGGTGTTCATTGGCAATCGGTTTCTCAACGTCACCGTGGTCGATGCGGACACGTTCACCACGACCGATCTCTGGGGCAGCGCGGTCACGGCCTCGGGATCAACCGCCGCGCGCGTCTACACGCTTGCCTCGCCCTACACCGAGGACGATCTCTTCGATCTGAACCTCGCGCAGAACGCCGACGTCATCACCCTCGCGCACCCCTCCTACGCGACCCGCGAGCTCGCGCGCGTGGCGGCCACCAACTGGACGCTCAGCACGATCGACTTCGCACCCCCGACAGGTGCCCCCGCCACGGTCACCGTGACCGCCACCACCCCCGCGGGCGGGGTGACGACGGCGGCCTCCTACGTGGTGACGGCCGTGCAGGCAGACGGGGTGACCGAGTCCCTGCCGTCCTCGCCTGTCAGCGTCAACAACGACCTCACCCTGCAGGGCAACTACAACACCATCGCCTGGAGCGGCGTGGCCGGCGCCACGCGCTACAACGTCTACAAGCTCCGCGGGGGCATCTACGGCTACATCGGACAGATCATCGCCGACACCACCGGCGGATCCACGATCACCTCCATCTCGCGCAGCGCCGGCAGCGCGGTGATCAACATCACCACCGCCGCCGCCCACGGCATCACCTACGCACTGCTGAAGCGCGTGTACGTGGCCGGCACCGGTGTGCCCTCGCTCGACGGCACGTTCTATCTGACGGCCGTGCCGGCCGCGAACCAGTTGACCCTGTTCTCCTACGCCAAAACCGCGGCCTCCGCCACGCAGGGCACGGCAACCGACGTCTCAACGACCAGCGCGCTGTCCATCAAGGACGACAACGTCCTCCCCGACACGCTCTCGCCGCCGCCGGACGACATCCTCACGCTGAACAAGGAGGCCACCGACTACCCCGGCTGCGTCACCTACCACGAGCAGCGGCGATGGTTCGCGGGCACCGAGGGCAAGCCCCAGGTCGTCTTTGCCACGCGCACCGGCACCGAGAAAAACCTCACGAGCTCCATCCCCGCGCGCGATGCCGATGCGCTGGAGTTTCGGATCGCGGCCTCGCAGTACAACCGCGTGCGCCATCTGGTCGCACTCTCCGACCTGATCGCCTTCACCGCGGGCGGGGAGTTTCGGATCTACGCCGACTCCGCCCCCGCGATCACCCCGACCAGTCTCTCGATCAAGCCCCAGAGCTACTCGGGCGCCTCCGGCGTGCAGCCCGTCGTCACCGCGGCCTCCATCCTGTACGTGCAGGCGCAGGGCTCGCGGGTGCGCGAGCTCGCCTACTCCTGGGAGGCCAACAGCTACCGCACGGTGGATGTCAGCCTCATGGCGCCGCACCGCTTCAACGGCTTCGTGGTGCGCCAGTTGGCCTACACCCGCGCACCGGATCAGATGCTCTGGGCCGTGCGCGATGACGGCGTGCTGCTCGGCATGAGCTACGTGCCGGATCAGCAGGTCTTCGGGTGGCACGCGCACGACACCGACGGCACGTTTGAGTCGGTGACGGTCGTGTCCGAAGGTAACGAAGATGTGCTCTACGCCGTGGTGAAACGTAACGTGAACGGGCGCAATGTGCGCTACATCGAGCGTCTCAACACCCGTATCTACACCGACCCCGAAGATGCGTTCTTCGTGGACTCAGGTCTCACCTACGACGGGGCGGCTGCCACCACGTTCACGGGGCTCTATCACCTGGAAGGCGAGACGGTGCACATCCTCGCAGACGGCGCCGTGGCCACCGCCTCTACCGTCACCGGCGGGGCCGTGACGATCGGCACCGCGGCCAGCGTGGTGCACATCGGGCTGCCCATCACCGCCGATCTGCGCACGCTCCCGATGGTGCTCGAAGGCGCGCAGGCGAACGGGGCCGGCACGGTGAAGAACGTGAGCAAGGTGCACCTGCGGGTCGCGCAGTCCTCACTGGTGCAGGCCGGCCCCACGTTCTCGCGCCTGCGCCTCTATCCCGCGCGCGAGGTCGCGAACCCCTACGGGAGCCCGCCCGCGATCGTGAACGGGGAGATCTCGCTCGCGATCGACCCCAACTGGTCCCAGGGCGGCACGGTGTGCGTGCGCCAGGCAGATCCCCTGCCGCTCACCCTGCTCTCCATGACGCTCGAGTTCCAAGCCGGTGGTTGAGATCCTGCCCGCCACGCACCAGGACGCACAGGCGCTCTACGCAAGCCTGCGTCCCAGCGATCTGCGCGAGTGCCTGGCCTACGGGCAGGCGGACGTGCTGGAGGGCATCGTGGAGAGCGTGGCCGCGTCGCAGGGGTTCTGCTTCAGCGCGCGCGAAGAGGGCGAGCTCCTGGCGGTGTTTGGTGTCGGTGAGCTCACCGAGAAGACGGGCTCGCCCTGGATGCTGGGCACCACGCTGCTCGATCGCCGCCCGCGCGTGCTGCAGAGTCTTGCCGCGCCCATCGTCAACCTGATGCTGGAGCTCTACCCGCATCTGCTGAACTTCGTGCACGTCAAGAACACCCGATCCGTGCGCTGGCTGGCGCACCTGGGTTTCACGATCCACGACCCCGAGCCCTACGGTCACGCCGGGGAGTTGTTTCACCGATTCGAGATGCACCGCCATGTGTGAACCCGTCACGCTTGCCTTGATGGCCGCAGGCACGGCCATGTCTGCCTACGGCCAGTACCAGCAGGGTCAGTCGGCGCAGGACGCTGCCAAGTACAACGCCAAGATGAGCGAGTACGCCGCGCAGGACGCGCAGCGCCGCGGCGAGGAGGAGGCTGCTGCAATCCAGCGCAAGGCCGCCTCGTTGAAATCCAGCCAGCGCGTAAGCCTTGCTTCGCGCGGTCTGGACATCGGCTACGGCACGGCCGGCGATCTGCAAGACCAGACCGATTTCTTCGGGCAGATGGACGCCAGCACCGCGCGCTACAACGCCGCCAACGCCGCCTGGAGCGCGCGGGCGCAGGGAACACTGGCGAAGGCCGAGGGACGCGCTGCCGCGTACCAGGGCGCACTGGGCGCTGCCGGCACGCTGCTCTCGGGGGCAGGGCAGGTCGCCAGCAAGTGGACGCCCAGCTCGGCGGCAGGCAGTTCCGCAGGGGCTCCCAAGAACGCCCTCGGCAAAAACTCCAACTGGTACTTGAACGGGTACGGGGGCTGATCCATGCCGCAGGTTCCGGTCTACGACGGCCCGCAGCTCGCCACGGCACCGCTGCGCACCCCGACGGCGCGCCCGCTCGATGTGTCCTCCGGCACCCGCGCGATCGGGCAGGGCCTGGCCAATCTGGGCGAGGGCATCGACCGCTATCAGGAACGCGAGGCGCAGACCGAGGCCTATGACGTTGAGAGCCGCGTCACCTCGGACTGGTTGAAGTGGGACAGCGAGGCCCGCGCCCAAGGCCGCGGAGAGAATGTCGATGCCTACCAGAAGTCCGCCACCGACTGGTGGAACACCGCCGCCGAGACCTACGGCAAGGATCTCTCGCCCCGCGCGCGTGCGCTGATCGGACGCTCGCTCCAGCAAAAGCGCGTGCAGGCCGAAGCGTCCGTGCTGGGCTTCACCTCGGCCGAGCGCGAGCGCCACGCCGACGAGGTGGCGAACGCGGACATCGCCACCACCATCCAGTTCGGGGTCACCAACGGCGACATCGCCACTACCAAGGACCAGGTGCGCGAGAAGGTCGCCGTCGTCGGTGCCCGCAAGGGCTGGACCACCGAGCAGGTGCAGGCGCGCGTGGCGGGCTACGTGTCCGATATGCACATGGCCCAGATCGACAACATCCCCTCCGCTGAAGAAGCGCTTGCGTATTTCGACAACAACGTCAATGAGATCGACGCCGGCAAGCAGGGCGCCGTGCGCAAGAGCCTGGAGCGCAGCGTCGAGATTGAGGCCAAGCAGCGCGAGGCCGATGCGGAGAAGGCGAAGCGCGAGGCCGAGGATCGCCTGGTCGATTCCGCCTGGGGCCTCTACGCAGGGGGTCAACCTGTACCACCCAGTGTGCTAGCGGCACTTCCCGGCCGTGAGGCTGCGCAGCTTGCCAATGCGATTGAAAGCCGTGCGGATCGCGAGGCCAAGGGCACCACGATCAAAACAGACGACAAGCTCTACAACCAGACCCTGCTCGACATCGCATCGGGTAAGCAGGTGGATCTGCGCCCGCTTGTGGAGTCGTTTGCGCAGGCGGACATGGACCGACTGGTCAAGCTCCAGCAGGACATGACCAAGCCTGACGCAGCCGCCCAGGTGGCGACGACCGAGCAGATGTTCTCCCTGTTCAAGGGCGACATGGACGAGTCGGACTTTCTTGATTTCAAGCGTGCCGCTTACGACGAGATCTCCCGGTTCCAGCAAGAGAAAGGCCGTGCACCGAATTACGACGAGAAGACCAAGATCATGGACGACCTGCTGATTGATAAGGTCGTCCCCGGTACGTTCTGGGATGACGAGACCCCGCGTTACCAACTTGATCGCGAGCAGCGGGTTCAGGAAATGGGCCCCTATGACCCCTTCACGGTGGGCAAGACCTATCAGGACAAAAGCGGGAACAAGGCCATTTACCGCGGCAACGGCAACTGGGAGTCGGTGAAATGAGTTTTGACCCGAGCACTGCTGAACCGCTCGCGGCCTCTCCCACCTTTGACCCCACCAGTGCCGCCCCGTCAGACGATGCACTCCTGCGCGCACAGATCCGCCGCGCCATGGGCACCGACGCGCTGCGTGCTTCGCAGGCAAGCCAGCTTGCATTTGCAACAGGGCTGCCGCCGGATGTAGCACTGCGCAACTTTGATCAGTTGAAGCGCGAGAGCTCGGTCGCGGAGACCGCGCGCGCCCTGGAAGTCGACCCCCTCATCGGGGACTACTTCCGCTACGCCCCGCTCTTTGCTGCCAAAGCGCAGAAAGACGCCTCGGCACTGGTCGACGTGCACGGCACGATCAAAGCATTCAAAGGCCCCGAGCCGACCTTTGAGAACATTGCCCGAGGCCTCGCCGCCTCCATGCCCCAGGGGCTGGAGATGGCTCGGCGCGGCATGCAGGGCCAGATGCGGGACTTCCTGCAATGGGCCGGGCTCGTGCAGCCCGATCCCGTCGAGGATGCGGATCTCGCGCGCAAGATCGCGCAATCGCAGTCCGCCTCAGACTTCACGCGGCCCAACATCGAGAGCCGCACGGGTCGTGCGATCTATGGCGGCGTGGAGAGCACGCTCCGCACCTTGCCCGGCCTTGCCGCATCGATCGCAACCCGCAGCCCCACGCCAATGCTGGCGACGATGGGTGTGCAGACCCAAGCCGAGGCCTACGGCAAATACCGCACCCGCGGGGGTGCGCCCCTTGAGAGTTTCCTCGGTGCCACGGGGGAGGGCGCGGTCGAGGTCGCGACCGAGCTCCTCCCGACCAAATTCCTGACCGACTCCCTCGGCAAGCGCGGTGTCGGCGAGTTCCTCGCAGGGCTGATCGCGCGCGAGGTGCCGACCGAGCAGGTGGCGACCTTCCTGCAGGATGCCATCGACACCGCCGTCGCCAACCCCGACAAGACGTGGCCCGAGTTCTTTGCCGAGCGACCTGGTGCCGCCTACGACACGCTGGTGTCAACGCTCACGCAGAGCCTTATCACCGGCGGCGCGGTGGCAACGCTGAACAAGATTGCTGGCACGGCTGACCAGATGGGACAGGCCGAAGCGAGTGCCCGGCAACTGCAGAACGTCTTTGCCGCGGCCTCGATGGTGCAGATGCGGGCGCACGCCCCGCAGGACTTTGCCAGCGCTATGCAAGACCTTGCGCAGCGCGAGGGCGCAACCGAATCGATCTTCATGGACGCAGAGGTACTGGCGCAGTCGGGGATCGACATCGCCCAGAGCTTTCCCTCCGCGGCTGCGCAGATGGAGGACGCGCTTGCGCTGAACACCGTGGTCGAGCTGCCCCTCGGGGAAGTGCTCGCCGCCATTCCCGGCACGCCGCTCGAGGAGCTCTTTCTCCAGAACGCCCGCACCAGCGAGAACGCCTGGAGCCTAGCGGAAGCCTCGCAGATCGCAGAACAAGGCCAGCAATTCATCGAGCAAGAGGCCGAGCGCGTCCTGCAGCAGGCACAGGACCAGAGCGCCTGGCAGTCCGAGGTCGACACCGTCCGCGACACGATCAAGGCCCAGCTCGACCAGGCGGGGCGGTTCACGTCGGACGCGAACGAGGCCTACGCGCGCCTGCAGTCGGCGTTCTTCAGCACGATGGCCTCGCGCACGGGCATGACGCCCACCCAGCTCTACGAGCAGTTCTCGCTCAAGGTCGGCGCGCAGGCGGGGCAGGGGGCGGTGCTGAACGAATCTGCACCCGAGCCGACACTTAATGATTTCATTGATTCAGGTGTGGATGGGCAAGCCCTGCATATTGCGGATGACGTGAATGCACCGGCAATTTTGCGCGATGGATTGCGCGCTGCCAGTGACGGATACGTTTACCTTTGGGCCAATGGGTTGGACGCTGACTCCGAGCGCGTGATGCGTGAGGCGCGGCAAACGCGAAACCCTGACCTTGGCTGGGACGAAGCCGGCGCAATTCCAGACGCATATTTTTCGGTCGATCTGGCTGCATTGCAGGACCGACTGGAGCCCGACCCTTACACGGATGGGGGAATGCGCGTTAAAGGGGACATTCCCCCAGAGGCACTGCGCCTATGGGATGGTCAAAGGTTTGTTCCAGCCACCGGCAACTCGGGCGCGTTTGATCCGAATGATCCGAATATCCTGAGGCAGAGTGCGGTCCAGCGCCTGCAGATGGTGGCCAAGCGTGGCGTTCGTCAAACTGCCAATCGGGTAATGATCAGCGCCGAAGAGCGCGCAGCAATTCAGTCCTCGTCGGCAGCCACTGGCGTGCCAGTGGCCGAGATCGAAGCTGCGGTGACCAAGACCAAACTGGCGCACCCGGTGGCACAAGGCTGGGAACCTCTGACCTATTCCCGCACGGTCGTCGACGACACCACTGGCGACCGCAAGATCACGCACGAGTACAAGACGATCTCCTACCAGTTCAGCACGGACGCTGACGGCAAGTCCTTGGAGCCTGGCACGGCCAACTACAAGCGCCGCGTCAACGCCGTGGCCCGCTCGATGGCAGAAGAAGTGCGCACCGTGTTCCGCCGCGCTGGCGCGGGCGATGCCAACGCACGCAACATCCTGGCGCAGGCGGGCTGGTACAAGGCCCTGCGCAAGCGCCTGCGTCAGGAGTTCGGCGGACTGGGTGATCTGTTTGCGGATCTGCTCGGCGCAACCAGTCCCAACACGCCCGTGCGTGACAACTGGTTCAATGCGGTCGACGCGCTTCGCCGCGCCAGCCGCGGAGACTTCGACAACCTGATCGTCCAGTGGGAGGCATACTTCGATCGCGTCGACGCGCTTGAGACCGACCTTCGCTCGTGGTTCAACGAGCAGATGGCGGAGGGCCTGAGCAAGAAGGCGGTCAAGGATCTCCCCGAGTACCAGGAGAAACTCAGCGCGCTGCGCGAGGCGCGCAAATTCCCCGACGCCCTGCTGCCCAAAAAGGAATCCGGTGCCAAGTACGGGTTCAACGGTCGCAACGTCGCGCGCGCGATGGTCGACCTCTGGCGCGTCGTCAAGAACTCTGACCCTGACATCGCCCGCGGTGGCACGGCACCCAAAGCGCTGAACTTCAGCGGCAACCTGATCGGGTTCCGCGAGCGGGCCACCATCGACGTGTGGGCCGCGCGCATGCTGCAGCGCCTGGCTGGACGGCGGCGTATTCCCAGCGTGGCCGAGACGGGCGTATCGGGTGAAATGCGCGAGGACGCCTCGACTACACTGCAGTTCGGAATGGGCCAAGACGTGTTCTCCGAGTCCGTCAAGCGGATTCGCGCAGACAACGAGCTGAACACCGACCCGATCCTGGCAGAGATCAACGACGACGACCTGCAGGCCGTCGTGTGGTTTATCGAGAAGGAACTCTGGACGGTCAACAACTGGACCAACGCGGCAGGCGAAGGCGGATCCTTTGAGCTTGAGGCCAATCTGACCGGCACCTCGCAGCAGGACCGGGTCAAGGAACTGCGCAGCATCATCGATGCCTCGCCGCCGACGTCCGACGTGATAGCAGCAGGGCAAGACACCAGCGCAGCGCTTAAGGCGATTGAAGACCACGAGCGTGAGCACGCAGTCGAGATTGAGGAACTGCGCAAGCTGCAGACCGGCGAGATTCCTCCGTACAAGGGATCGAAGACGCGCATGGGGGAGCTTGCCAAGATCGCACGCCCGCCGGTGGAGGCGACGCGCTTGCTTGGAAACGTGGATCGCGCCAAGGCGCGCCTAGAGGCGTTCAACGCCCGCAAGGCGGCTGCCAAGGCGGAACTGACCTCGCTTGAGCGCGAGGTTGATCGATTCGTCGGTGGTCTGTCGATCCAGATGTCGATGGACACCCAAGGCGTTGACTTTGTGCCGGCCGATGCGGACATGGCTCGGCTGGCCGACGCGATTCGCCAGGCTGTCTACGCGGCGGATGACGGCAACACGGTGCTCGGGTCGAAGGCGCTTTCCACCGAGGGGCGCTACGGCGGCGTGGAGCGATCGCTCGACCTGGAGGTCGTGGCGCGCGAGGGGTACGACGCAAACACCCTCTGGCTGGAGATGCTGCGCCAGGCGCAGGAGGCCCGGCAGGACAGCACGTTCCTCTCGAGGGTGCTGCGCGCCAACGAGGACGTGGATCCCCTGCGGCACCGACCCGGTGTCGAGATCTACTTCCGCAGCGCGGCCGACGCCAAGAACCTCGATGTGGTGCTGGCGGACCTGGCCAAGGAAGGTGTCGAGTTCCTGACCGTCATCGTCGACGGTCGCCGCCTGGCCAGCACGATGGCCGGTGAAATGCCCGCCGCGGTCGGCGTGCGCCTGCAGTACGTGCCAGAGTTTGAGCAACGCTACGGAATGGACGACCTTAGCGGCTTGGACGATTTAGCACTTGCTGATAAAATCAGTGCCAGAGCGGAGGAGATGGACAAGCTCGCCGCGCGCGTGCTCACCTCGGTTGAGGGTGTGTCGTTTGCCGGTCAGTTCTGGTACGACACACAAGTGGCGTTCAGCGCCGAATATCAGGAGAAGATTGATGCCCTCACAACTGGAAATGCTGAAGGCCAAACTGCCCAAGCTAGAGGCGGAATTTGGGCCGGCCAACCCGTACGTGCAGGGCTTGAAAATGCAGATCGCCAGCTACGAGAAACCTCCAGCGGAGAACCCGATGGAGACGTACTCGGTGGGAATGCGCCCGGCACCGAAGGGTCGAACCTCCTAGCCCAAGGCCCCCGCGGCACCTTCAATCCCCAGACACTCCTGATCAGCCTGGGCGAGAGCGCGGATCTCTCGACCTTCCTGCACGAATCCGGGCACTTCTTCCTCGAGGTGATGGCAGACCTGGCATCCCGCCCCGACGCACCCCAGCAGGTCGTCGATGACATGAACCGCGCGCTCGCGTGGTTCGGCGTGCCGGATCTTGCCACCTGGAACGCCTTCACGCTGGACGAGAAGCGCGAGCACCACGAGAAGTGGGCAGAGGCCTTCGAGCAGTACCTGCTGGAAGGCAAAGCCCCCAGCACCGAGCTCCAGTCGCTCTTCCGGCAGTTCCGTGCCTGGCTGATGAACGTCTACCGCTCGCTCACCGACTTCATGGCAGGGCGCAACCTGCAAGTGAACGACGAGATCCGCCAGGTGTTCGGACGCATGCTCGCCACCGACGAGCAGATCCAGCGCGCCGAGGAGCAGGCAGGCCTGCTGCCCGACTTCGATGCCACAAACGAAGCCATTGAGCGCCTGCAGGAGCGCAGCCTGCGCGCGCTGAAGTGGACGCTGAACGCACGCAGCAAATTCCTGAAGCTCTTCACGAAGGAAGCGCAGGATCTGCGCAAGGGCATTGCCGCCGAGGTGGTGGCCGAGGTGTCGCAGCGCCCGATCTACCGTGCGATGCGGTGGCTGCGCAAGGGCGAGATGACCAACGAGGCAGGCGAGGAGATCAAGGCCGAGAAGGGCTTCCGGTTTTCTACCGAAGCGCTTGCCGAGATGTACCCCGAGGGCATGCTGGCACGCCCCAACCTGGACGCCCTGAAAGGCATGACCGCCAAGGGCGGCCTGCACCCCGACATCGTCGCCGGCATGTTCGGGTTCCAGAGCGGTGACGAACTGGTGAAGGCGATCCTCGCCGCCGAGCCGATGAAAAGCGTGGTCGAAGGCATCGTCGATCAGCGCATGCTCGAGCGCCACGGCGATCTCGCCACGCCGGAAGCCCTGGAAGCCGCTGCCAACGAGGCTGTGCACAACGAGGCCCGCGCACGCGCACTGGCTGCGGAGCTGAAGAGCCAGAGCGAGGCGATGAACCCGCGCGCCAACACCGGGCGCAACGACGCGCGCGGACGTCCGATCACCGTGAACGCACTGCTCGCCGCGGCCAAGGAGTTCGGCAAGAACCTCGCTGCCCGTCGCACGCTGAAGAGCTTGAAGAAGTCGGTGTATTTGCACCGTGCCGCCGAGGCCCGCGCTGGCAAGGCCTGGCAGGAGGCGACCTCAAAGGGCGACAGCCGGGCGGCGATCCAGGCCAAGCGCGATCAGCTCCTGAACAACCAAGCGGTGCAGGCGCTGCTGGAGGCGCAGGCCGATGTGCGTGCCGCGATGGAGTTCTTCCGCAAGGTCACCAAGGGAAACAACGAGAAGGTCGTGAAGGCCGGGCGCGATCCTGACGTCGTGAACGCGATGCGGGCGATTCTCGCCGCCTACGGCGTGGCTCCGCGCCTGCAGAAGGGCGCACTGGACTATCTGGACGCCGTCCGCCAGAACGACCCGATCACCTACGCCGCGATCGCCCCGAGCGTAAACGCGGCGATGAACAACCCCATGCCGCTCGCCGAGCTGACGGTCGAGCAACTGCGCGGTCTGCAGGAAGAACTGCAGTCGATGTGGAACCTCGCCAAGCGCTCCCGCCAGTCCGAGATCGACGGTAAGCTCGTGGACCGCAAGCTACTTGAAGACGACCTCGTCGCGCGCATGAACGATTTCGGCGTGCCCGACACGCTGCCGGGAGAACTCAGCGCGATCACAGACGCCGACGAGCGTGCGAGCAAGCTCCGATTCCTGGGCGCAGCGCTTCGCCGTGTTGAGTCGTGGGCCGAGCGGATGGACGGGGGCTTCGGTGGACCCTTCCTGCGTTACGTGTTCCAGCCGATCAAGGAAGCTGCCGACCGTTACCGCGCCGCGCGCCAGGTCTACCGCGAGAAGCTCACCGCTCTGGTGAAGGCGCTGCCTGCGATGCGCACCGGCCCGATCGCGGCGCCCGAGTTGAACTACACCTTCGGCGGTGCGAATGACTTCGCGGTGGCCGAGATCCTGCACGCGATCCTGCACACCGGCAACGACTCCAACAAGCGCAAGCTCCTGCTGGGCCGGGGTTGGGCGACCGAGAACCCCGACGGCACGCTCGACACCTCGCGCTGGGATGCGTTCATCCAGCGCATGGTGCAGGAAGGTAGCATCACGCAGGAGCACTTCGACTTCGCGCAGGGCGTCTGGGATCTCTTGGAGGAAACCAAGCCGCTCGCGCAGAAGACGCACCGGGATGTGTTTGGTCGGTACTTCCTGGAAGTGACCGCCAATGCGTTCACGGATCCGTTCGGCGTCGAGCGCCGCGGGGGCTACGTGCCTGCGCAGACCGACACGCGCCTGGTCAAGGACAACGAGGTGCGCCAGCTCGCCGAGCTGGAGAACGAGTCGATGTCCTACGCCTTTCCGGCGGCACCCTCGGGCTTTGCCAAAAACCGGGTCGAGTACAACCGCCCGCTGCTCCTTGACCTGCGCACGCTTGGCCAGCACTTGGACAAGGTGCTGCTGTTCTCGCACATGCAGGGCGCGGTGAACGACGTGCGCCGACTGCTGACGGCGAAGTCGGTGTCCTCGACGCTCCAGCGCATCAACCCCAACATCTACTCTGGCATGTTGCTGCCGTGGCTGAACCGCTCCGCGCGCCAGGTGGTGGAGACCCCCATTGCGGGAGACCCTGGAGTGTCGCGTCTGGCCTCTGCGGCGCGCTCGCGCTCGGGCATGGCGTTAATGTTCGCGAACCTCTCCAACACCGTGCAGCAGATCACCGGCCCCTTTATCGCAGCGGTCAAGCTGAAAAAGCCCTCGCTCCTGATGAAGTCGGTGGCACGCTTCATCGCCAATCCTGCAGAGATCCGGCGCTCGGTGGCCGAGTCCTCGATCTACATGCGAGACCGCATGCTGAACGACGTCTCCGCCATGAACGACGCCGTGGACGAGATCATCTCCGACCAGAGCTACCTCGAGCTCGGGCAGGCCTGGACGCAGCGCCACGCCTACTTCCTGCAGTCGGCGTTCGACAACGTGATCTCCCCCGTGGTCTGGACTGCGGCCTACAACGACGCCGAAGAGCAGGGCATGAGTCCCGCAAACGCCGTGCGCTACGCAGACGGCGTGGTGCGCCAGACCCAAGGATCGCTTCTGCCCGAAGACGTAAGCCGGTTTGAGACGGGGCCTGCGTTCGTGCGCACGTTCACGCAGTTCGTGAGCTACTTCAACATGCTCGCCAACACCAACGCGACCGCCGTGCTCCAGGTGGCGGACTCCGTGGGGCTGCGCAAGGGGGCAGGGCGCCTGTTCCACATCGCGCTCTTCGGCGTGCTGGCCAACATCTGGGTGGCTGAGCTGATCGCGCAAGCCTTCCGTGGCGGCCCGCCCGACGAGGACGACGACGGGTATCTGGATGACTGGCTGGCAGCGGTGTTCGGCTGGGGCACGGCAAGGGGCCTGATGGCGATGGTGCCCGGCGTCGCCCAGATCGGGCAGCTCACGATCAACCGCTTCAACGACAACCCGGCGGATGACAGGTTCAGCCTGTCGCCCGCGGTGTCGATGCTCGAGAGCACCGTCTCGGCGCCGTTCTCGGTGTACGCAGCGATCGCCGACAACGGCAGCGCGCAGAAGGCGATCAAGGATTCCGCCAGTGCGCTCACGATGCTGACGGGGCTCCCGATCTACGCGGTGGCACGTCCTGTCAGCTACGCCGCCGGCGTGGCAGAAGGGCGCATCCAGCCCACCGGCCCGGCGGATGCTGCCCGAGGCCTGGTGACCGGCACGGCGAGCCCCGAGAGCAAGCGTCCCCAGTGAGCCGCGGTCGATAGCATCGCCCGCACCGACGCCCCGCAAGGGGCGTTTCTCCACGAACTGATCGGCAATGCACATCGGCAAGTGTCCGTGACACACCCCCCTGCCGCCTACCATCTGCGTGGGTGGCAGGAGACCTCACCGGATGACCATTTCAAGCACGGCCCGGCGAGCAGGGCCTTTCCAGGGCAATGGGTCTGCGACCTCGTTTGCGTTCACCTTCAAGGTCTTCACCACCTCTGACATCGCGGTGACCATCGCCGACAGCTCCGGCATCGAGACGGCGCTGGTGCTGGACACGCACTACACCGTCACGCTGAACGCGAACCAGGACACCTCGCCCGGCGGCAGCATCACCTATCCCATCACGGGATCCCCGCTCCCTGCCGGCGCCAAGCTCACCGTCGTCGGTGATCTGGACTTCGACCAACCCCTCGACATCCCCGCGGGCGGCAACTTCTCGCCCATCGCGCTCGAGAACGAGCTCGACCGGATCGTGATGCAGATCCAGCAACTGGACGAGCGCGTCGATCGCTCAATCACGCTGCCCGTCAGCTCCGCAGCATCCCCGGTTCTGCCGGCCGCCGAGGCGGGCGAGGTGATCGGCTGGGACCAGACGGCATCCGCGCTGGTGAACTATTCGATCGACGAGCTGATCACCTCGGTCACGTTCGCCGACTGGACCTTCGACACCTTCACCGGCGACGGACTGACGACAGCGTTTGCACTGGGCTCAAACCCCGGCAGCCTCGGCAACGTGGACGTCACCGTCGACGGGCTCTCAATGGTGCCGGGGGTGGACTTCAGTCTGTCTGGTAGCACCATCGCCTTCACGGCAGCGCCCGGCGTCGGCGATGAGATCCTGGTGCGCTACGGCGAGAGCGCCGTGCAGGGCGGGCTCACGGTCACCACAGAGCGCCAGCTCGCCACCGCATCCCAGACCGTGTTCACACTGGCGAACACCTACACGCCAGGCGGCAACAACGTCTCGATCTATGTGAACGGCGTGCGCTTGAGCCCCGGCGTGGACTTCGCCGAGACGAGCGCGAACGTGGTGACGATGACCGCAGGCCTCGCGCTGAACGACGAGGTGCTGTTCGTGGTCGGGGGCCAGGTCGCTCAGGCCGTGGGCTCCGGCAACGTGGGCTGGACGCAAGCCGGTAGCGGAGCGGTCGCGCGCACCGTGCAGGACAAACTCCGCGAGCGCCTGAGCGTCCGGGACTTCGGCGCACTGGGCGATGACGTCACCGACGATCTCGCCGCCTTCAATCTCGCCACCGCGGCGCTGCTGCCGTGGCAGACGCTCTACATCCCGCCCGGCCAGTACCGGCTCTCCAACACCTGGATCATCCAGAACCGCTACCGCCACCGCATCCTCTGCGAGGGCGTGCTGAAACCCCACGGGAGCTTCAGCGACTACCTGGTGAAGTTCAGCAACAGCACGGGCGACCCGCTCGTGCCCTCAATGGGCCAGCACGGCTACGTGCAGACGCTCTGGCTCGATTGCGAGTGGAAGTGCCGCGGGGTCTACATCGAAAAGAGCTACGAGTCGACCTTCGAGCACCTGGTGATCTGGCGACCCTACGGGCACGGGCTGAAGACCCCGATGCTCCAGGAGGTCACGTTCCTGCAGCCTGCCATCATCTCCGGCAAGGCGCGCGTGGACGCAACCATCGCGGCAGCAAGCGTCTGGAGCTCGGTCACCACGTACACGGTAGGGCAGGTGGTGAAGGGGGACTACCCGACCTACGCCGCCGGCACCACCTACACCAAAGACCAGGCGGTGCTCTCGGCGGGCTTCGCCTACCGCTCGCTGATCAACTCCAACCTCGGCAACACGCCGGCTACCAACGCGGACAAGTGGGAGCGGATCCCGATCGAGTATTTTACCGCTACCGCGCTGGCGTCGAACCTGAACAAAAACCCTCACGACGCGAGCACCGACTACACGACGCGCTCGAGCACGGCGGGCAACAAGTTCTGGACCCCGACCTACGCCGACGAGGCCGCCTGGGAGATGACGGGCGAGGGTGCGACGATCGACAACGCGAAGGTGTGGAACTTCATCTCGCGGGCGAACGCGCACGACATCACCATGCGCGTGGACGCGAAGGAAACGTCGCTCTCGGTGCTGAAGCTGGAGCTCTTCGCCTGCCAGTTTCACTCGATCACCACCGCCTACATGAACGCCTTCAACTTGGACCCAGCCTACACCGCTGCCTACGGGGGCACGATCACCGCGCCCACCTGCCCGGCGCTGCTCTGGCTCGCTGACTCCTCGAACACGAAAGTCTTCGGCGGGCAGTTCCAGTCGGGGAACCTGGACTGGTGCAAGGGCCTCCTGGTCGGCGGTCGCAACATCGGCATGTCCAACCCCCGCACGATGCTGATCGGCACCCACTTCGAGGGCACTGCGGGCGGATCGAACCAGACTGGCATCAGCGTGCAGCGCTCCACGGAGAGCTTCGGCAGCGCCTGGTACCAGGAAGGCATCTCGAACGTCATGCCGGGCACCAACTGCGTCGAGAAGTGGGATCTGAACGGCGAGACCATCCGCGAGCTCTTCGGTGTCGCCACGCTGACAGCCGGCAACGCCTCGGTCGTGGTGACGTTCCCGCAGCCGATGATGGCCATCCCCGATCTGACGCTCACGGTCTCCGGCGGCGTTAACTCGCGCCTGAAGGGCTTGTCCCTGAAGACCGAATCGGAGAGCACCACGGGGTTCACGATCAAGGTCTCGGGGCTGTGGCACGGCCCTGTCCAGACCAAGGCCTTTACCGCAGCCGGCGGCGTCAACCAGGACTCCACCTACACCCACAGCACCGGCGTGACTGCGGCGGGCTACATGATCCTTTCCCAGTCGGCGGATGTGGGTACGGGGTTCCGCACCTTCGCGCAAACAAACAGCACCACCGCGATCACCGTGCGCGCTCCGGCTGCGCCTGCCGCCGACAGCACCTGCAAGTGGGCTGCGGTCTGGGAGGACGCAGCGCCCTTTGATCTGAGCATTGAGTGGCACGCCGTCGTGCCCGGCGAAATTTGAGGACTGAGCAATGCCGACGTTGAGTAAGGCGAGACAGGTTTCCACACTTGCCGACACCGTTGTGTCGGTGAAGGACTTCGGCGCAGTTGGAGATGGTGCAACGGACGATACTGCAGCGATACAGGCTGCGTTGACGGCTGCGGGAGCGGCGGGTGGCGCAACCGTTTACCTACCAGGGGGTACCTACAAACTCACTGGCCCGCTGTATGTTTCATCGAACACCTGGCTGTGCGGAGCTGGCCCTGCAACCACGCTCTACACCACGAGCCTGCCCTATTCCGCAAGCAACGGCGGGCACCGGCTTATCCATTTAGAAACCGTCACCGATGTCACGATCAGCGATCTGATTATGGACGCTGGAGACATGACCGGCTTTCTCGGGGGAATGCGGGCGATCTGGGGCAAAGCCTGCTCAAACGTGGTGATTGAGAGGTGCAAATTCATCACCCCTGGGGCGGCCACTGCCTTTACCCAATGCAGCTACTACCAGATTCTCGACAACCACATTGAGATCGTGTCCACGTATGTCGGGGGCGCCGTTCACGACGGGATCATCGATCAGTGGGACGGCAGCCACGACTTTGTCATTCGCGGAAACCGGATCATCGGCAACAGCATTGGTCTATGGGCGATTCTGGTGACAGGAACAAACAGCGGAGGCACCGCTGGGACGCCGGTTTACAACTTCCAGATCGTACAAAACGCGGTGTTCAGTTGTAAGAACTGCGGCATCTGGGCAATGGGTCGCTCCGGCCTTGCCTACAATTTCACCATCTCCGGCAACATCATCGACGGCATCGTCGGAACATCCGCTGGGTATGGGATTGCGGTCAGTGACGCACACACGTTCACGGTGAATGGCAACGTCGTAAAGAACACCTATCTCTCTGGCATTCGACTGTTCAATGAAAACGTGAGCTACGGAACGCACGCTGCAAAGTACGGCACCGTTTCAGACAACGTCGTTCACACTGCAAATACTAGTAACAGCGCGGGTACAGACGGTGGGTCGGCGATTTCCGTTACCGATTCGAGTGAATACATTTTTATCACCAACAATGTCGTCAAAGGTACTCAGCACGTCTATGGCCTTCGCGTCGGCACGAACGCATCCAATATTGAGGTCTCCGGCAGCACAATCCAGACTGGGACGTCGGGTAAGTTCTTGGAGGCTGCAACCTCTTCAAATGTCATCATCCCTGGCGGCGTAACGTACACCGCGACGCTCACGAACAACGTGAACGTCGCATCTGCAACCGCTCAGGTTGCGACAAGGTACTGGATTGACGGTGATTTCGTTCTGGTTGAGGGGATTGTTGACGTCACGCCAACGGCCTCGGGGCAAACGCAGCTTCGCATCTCGTTGCCGATCGCATCCAACTTCACAGCGGGTAACGAGTGCGTCGGCTCGGCGACAACCATCACCGGCATTGCGGCGGCGATCTATGCGTCTCCCACAACGGACACGGCGTTCCTCGAATTCGTCGCACCCAGCACAACGACCCAGCGCTTCTACATTCAGTTCCGCTACAAAGTGCAGTAACCATGTGGCGCTTCTCTGAACGCTCCGAGCAACGCCTCTCCGAGGTGCACCCGCAACTGGTGCAGGTCGTGCGCCGCGCGCTCGAGATCTCCGAGGTGGACTTCGCGGTGGTGGAGGGCAAGCGCACGCGCGATCGCCAGGCGGAGCTCGTGCGCATCGGTGCGTCGAAGACGATGTTCTCGCGCCACATCACCGGTCACGCCGTGGATCTCGCCCCGATCGTCGGCGGCACGATCTGCTGGAAGTGGCCGAGCTTCACGCCTCTGGTGGACGCCATGCGCCGCGCCTCGCAGGAGATGGGGATCATGCTGGTCCACGGTGCCGACTGGAAATCCTTCCCCGACGGCCCGCACCACGAGCTTGATCGGAGGTACTTCCCATGATTGAGCAATTGCGTTCTGCGTTGTTGCACGCGGCCTTCGCGCTCGGCGCGCAGGCGATCCTTGGGCTGCTCACCGGTAGCTGGTGGCTCGGTGCCGCGCTTGGCATCGGGTGGTTCTGGTCGCGCGAACATGCGCAGCGCCAATACAAGCTCGCCGCCGGCACCAGCATCAAGAAGCTCGCCCCGTGGGAGGGGATGGACGTCGCGCACTGGAATCGCGATGCGATCCTCGATGCGGTCGCGCCGACACTGGCGGTGATCGGCGTTGCGGTAGCGCTTGCATGAACCCGATGATCCTCGGGCCGATCCTCGAGATGGGCCGCACGCTGCTTGATCGCTGGATCCCCGACCCCGCGCAGAAGCGCGAAGCGGAGATGGAGCTGATCCGCATGGCAGCGGACGGTGAACTGAAGCAGGTCATCGCGCAGCTCGAGATCAACGCGCGCGAAGCGCAGCACCCGAGCGTCTTTGTCGCCGGCTGGCGGCCGGGCTTCGGGTGGGCAGGGTGCGCGGGCTTCGTCTACGCGACGATCCTGCAGCCACTCCTTGCCTGGTACTCGAGCGTGCATGCGCTGCCCACGCCGCCCGAGCTGAACCTGGACCTTCTGTGGGTCGTGATCACCGGCATGCTCGGGATCGGGGGCCTGCGGACCTTTGAAAAATCCAAGGGTGTTGCCACCCGATGAAGGAGAATCCCCATGAGTAACGCCGCCAAGAACATCCTGAAGCTGCAGGACATTGTGAGCGTCAAAGACTTCGGCGCGGTGGGCGACGGGGTAGCGGATGACACTGCGGCGATTCAGGCTGCGATTGATTCACGAGAAGCCGCTAACGGAGGTGTTCTCGTTTTTCCTGTTGGAACCTACCGCATCTCGTCTACGTTGACTATCAATGCGTCGAACCTTCTACTGCAAGGTGAGGGAGGAGACAGGAGCCACGGTGTTGGAACACAAGGTGCTTCAGCATCCACAAAACTTGTTTGGGTAGGCGCTGCTGGCGGCACAGTAGTGCAGTTTGCGTCACTAGAAGGCGCTTCCGCACAAAAACAAAGCGGCGGAGGAATGATTGGTTTTTTCATCCAGTGCGCCGGTTCTGCTGCAATTGGAATACAGCTTGTTTCTTGGGATTTAGGGGTATTTCAAAACATTGCCATAATCAATCCTGCAACTGCCGCAATTGACATAAATGTCGCCGCAACGCTTGGAGAAGCGCGCGACAGCCAAAATAATAAATTCTCACAAATATCTGTGCGCTGCGTTGAAGGTGCGGCAGCAACCGCTTGTGTACTGCGTGTTGACGGCGATGCTACAGCAAACACTAGCCTGAACGTATTTGAACAAATCGACGGCACTTTTTTAAACGGAACCGCATTTCTTTTGAAGAATTCGGATAACAACCTTTTTTTGAGATGCCGCGCCTTTCGTGCAGGTGGCGGCACTGGTGCATCAATCGAGTTTCAAGGAAGTAACATCTCCGCAGCCTACACTGCACGAACAAATATATTTCTGCACTTCACTTCAAATGCAACGCCGATTGCCAGGGGAACGACAAGCTATACATACGCTTCTACAAACAACAGTTTACTGTTGCTTGATCAGGACAACGCGACTCCGGTTCCAACAGTAGAAACTGGCGCGAGCGTTTTTTATACGCGCACTGACAACATTGCAGGCATGTCGGGCGTAGCGGGCGTGGCGGCTGGAGAAACAGCTACCGCGGTTGGATTAGCAAAATCAAGACGAACCTCCACATCATCTCTCTGGCTTTACAATGGCTCAGAAGACCATATGCAGCTTGATGACGGCACCAACAAATGGGGCATTCGCCTTGCGTCTGGCAGGTTCACGATTAGCAGGTATGCCGGCACGGGAGGAATGAGTTTCCCCACAAATGTCATTTCAGACTATGCAGATGATGCCGCTGCTGCCACGGGTGGAGTTCCTGTAGGAGGAGTTTACAGAACAGGTAGCATCCTAAAGGCTAGGATTTCCTGATGTCTGCACAGTCCTACGCACGCCTGATTACCGACAGCAGCACGGCGTAACGTCTCTCCGAGGTGCCCTAAGCGCGCTTCCTCTCGTTCGCGGCCGGTGCAAAGCGATCGAGCGCCTGCTCGGCGATGGCGAGCTTCACCCGCAGCGCCGTCACCTCACGACTCAAGGTCGAGATCCGGTCCGCATCGAAGTGCGCTGCGCGGAGCTGGCCCGCGGTGTAGCTCACGTTCTCCGGCGACCAGAGCTTCCCGGCTTTAAAGAACCACCCCGACCACTGGCCCTCGGTGCCAGGGATCTCGCCGAGCAGCACCTGGATCGCCACGTGCTGGCGGCCGGGAATCTGGCCCCGACCGGTGACCCAGCGGTAGAGCGTCTTCTCGTGGATGTTGAGCGCGCGCAGCACGGCGCGCTCGCCGATCCGGTCGATCAGGGTGTTCAGATCGCGCCAGGGCTTTTGGTTCACATCCAGGAGCGGGAGCGCCACGTGCTGGCGGGTACGGTAGCGGAAGGTCATGGCGGGGGCCTCGGTAGATGGTGTTTGCAACATACCGTTTAGCACCCGCTACAGTCAACATCCCCCAGTTTGTACGCATAATGTATAGTATGTATGTAGCAAATGCCAAATACATCCAACACTTGAGTCTGAAACGGTGAGAGGGGAGTGCCTAGCAAGTGCTATCGGCAGGTGCACTATGCACCGGCTGCGAAGCCTTGGCAAGGACCAGATCCTCCCATTCATCGAGCAGGCGCAGATTGCAGCCTCGGCGCAGTTGCGTGCTGTGCGCCAGAAAGCGGGCGTTTGCAGCCTCCTTGGAATCCGTGCGCAGCACGGTGCGCCAAGTGAGCGAGGAGTGTGACTGGCGCTGCAAGGCGTATCGGCCGCGCTTTCTCACACCACCTCCCCAAGCCGGCTTTCGCCGTACAGCGCGGCGTAGGCGACCATGTCCTCGCACGAGTCCTGGTGGGGCTTGTCGCGCTGCCGATCGCGCACCATCTTCAAGAGCGCCATCAGCAGCCAGCCCTCGGCCTCGGTCAGGGTGTGCCCGGTGACCGCGTTGAAGGCACCCACGGTGCGCCCCATCGATCGCTCGCCCTCGGGCTGATCGTATTGCTGGCCGCGCTGGCGCAGGTGATGCGCGGCTTGTTCCAGAAGCATATGCACGTTCATCGTCCCCCCTTCATGTAGTCCATCAAAAGATCCTGCACGCTGCGCTTGGTGGTGCGCCGTGCCATCACCAGTTCATCGACCGTCTGGCGCGCGACGATGTAGTGCACCATCACGGGCCGGTTGAGCCCTGCCTGCATCTGACGCATCGGCCCCACGCGCTCGATCAACTGGTCGTGGTTCTCGAGGCTCCAGTCCTGCGAGAAGAAGCAGACCGTCGAGCAGTGGCGCTGCAGGCCGTCGATGCCGTGACCGACACTGGCCGGGTGTGCAAGCCAGAGCTTCCCGGTGCCGGCCTGCGCCGCGGCAAGGCCCTCGCGGGTGGCGAGATCGATCGCGCCCTTGAAGCGCGAGAGCAGGCGATCCCGGTCCGACTGGAAGTGGTAGGCCACGAGGATCGGGTCATCGCCCGTCGCCTCGGCGAGCTCTTCCAGCGCATCGAGCTTCTCGGTGTGCACCTCGACCCAGGCCGGCGCCTCGGTGTAGACCGCGCCGTTTGCCATCTGCAGACACTTCTGGGTTTTGGCGGCGGCGTTCAGCGCCTCGATCTCGGCACCCGCGATCAGGGTAAAAAGCTCGCGCTCCATCTCCTGGTACTGCGAGCGCACGCGGGCGGGGAGGGTGACCTCGATCACGTTGGTGACCGGCTGGCTGAGATCGAACCAGTCGACCGGGTCGAGCGTCAGGCAGATGTCGGAGAGGCGCTCGTGGATCTCGTCAGCGGCGCCGGGCCGCGGGGTCCAGTTGGTCCAGGTGCCTCTGCTGCTCGGATGGAACCAGCGCTCGCGGAAGGCGTTGAACGTGCGCCCCAGGCGCGCGCCGGAATCCAGAAACCACGTCTGGCCCCAGAGATCCTCAAGGCCGTTGCTGGCAGGCGTGCCGGTCAGATTGATCCAGCGCTTAACGCTCTGGTGCGCGACACCGGCGAGCGCCTGCGCACGCTTCCCACCCTGGCGCAGGCGGAAGCCCTTCAGCTTGGTGCTCTCGTCTGCGACCACCGTCGCAAAGGGCCACGGGCGGCCCTTGAACTGATCCCGCAGCCACGGCAGGTTCTCGTAGTTGGTCGTGTAGATGTTGCCGTGTTTGCGCAGCGCCGCCCGGCGTTCAACATCGGAACCCAAGATCGGCACGACCGTCAGCCCGCGCAGGTGTGCCCACTTGCCAGCCTCGGTGGACCAGGTGTCGCGCGCGACGCGCAAGGGCGCCAGCACCAACGTCGGCGCAGACTCGCCCCACACGTTGTGCAGGAGGTCCAAGTAGGTGAGCGTCATCACCGACTTGCCCATCCCCGGCTTTGCCCAGAGCGCGCAGCGCGGCTCGCGGATCATCAGATCCATCGCGAGCTCGGCATACGCGCGCGGGCGATAGAGCGCTCTCACCGCGTGGGTCTCTTGCGCTTGACGTGGCAGGGCTTGCACTTCACGCGCGGACTGGTCTGGTGGATGTTGTCGATCGCGCGCACTTCCCAGCAGTAGGGGCACGTCAGCGTGCGCGTGGCTTTGATGTAGCCTGCGCGAATCTCTTCACCCAGTTTGGTGCTGGCCATCGTCAATCTCCGCCGATTGGTAGTGTTGGGTTCTGCCGATTGGTCGCGTCGGCGAGCAGTGCCTGAACACGTACCACACCTGGCCGTCACACTTGCGGCAACGCTTGTCGAGAGCGGCCTTCATCGGAGTTGCTCCAGGAGTTGATCCACACCCTCGTGCGAGTCGATGACCTCGACCCACTGACCAAGTGCCCGCAGGCGCTCGTGCTCGCGCGTCTGCGCAATGCGCGGGCGCTTGCCGGGGGCTTTCACTTCCACGTAGACGGCAGGGCGATCGGGCATCAGCACCAGTCGATCGGGCGCACCGCGCCTGCCGATCCACGCCACTTTGCGCACCTCGCCACCGGAGGCGATGACCTGGTTGCGCAAGTAGCTCTCGATCGTGGATTCCCTCATGCGTCACCCCTTGCGCGGATGGCGTGGGCGCAGCCGAGCAATAGCCCGACCGTGAACTGTTGCAATTCCGGTAGTCCAGCAAGCCCGGCGAGATCCAAGCCGCTCTCCAGCCACTCAGCACACGCCTCGCGCTCTGCTGCTGCAACTAGCTGCCCAAACCGCTCCCACATATCAATTCCTTCAGGGGAGAAAAATTCAGGTTTAAACCCAGCCTCCCGTGCCATGCGGATGATGTCGTCGCGGTTCATGCAATCCCCCCGAATCCATTGACGTCCTGCAGGATCTGCAGCGTCTCGGTGATATACCAGTTGTGATCTATGTCGCCCGGCAGCGCCTCGGGCAGGTCCATCAGGGGACGTGCGCCTTCGCTGCGCGAGACCGTGTAGCCGTTGATCTGGTAGCGCAGCGCGCCGGTCACCTCGCGCGCGTAGTACCAGCGCACGGCCTTCCCCAGGTACGCGCCGTGCTGGTCGACGGCGCCGCCCTTCACGGTGCGCAGCGTCAGGAATTTGCGCACGTCCGTGCAGCCCCGGATGGTGTCCTCGACGCTGCTGCCATCGCGGAGCCACCGCACGGCAGCCTCGGTGCAGATCGTCGTCGTGGGGTTCTTCGACAGTCCGCCCGTGGCGTAGGCGCCTTTCAGCTTCACGGAGCCGTCGGGCTTGATCGCGATGTAGTTGTTGACGTCTCGAGAGTACAGCGCGCGGTAGCCCATCTCCTCGGTGCTGAACCCCGTGCGCGCTTCCCAGTCGGCGACGATCGCCGCCATCGCAGCGGTGTCGACCTTGTGGCAACGGATCACGATGCCGTCGGTGTTGGCGCTGACGACCGCGATGCCCTCGGCCTCGAGCGCTTCGATCAGCATAAGGAGCGCGAGCTGCCCGGTGAGCGTGACCTGCACCAGGAGATCGGGACTGTAAAGCCTGCTGTACTTGCTGCCCAGCTTGCCGAAGCTCCCGTTCACCACGATCTTCAGCACGTCCGCCGTGACCTTGTCGCCGGCTGCCTTCGCCGCCAGGCGTCGGTCGACGATCGACTGGTAGACCCGCAGGAACTCCTGCCCCATCTGCTGGGGCGCGAGGCCGAGCCGCAGGATGATCGCGGGGTAATAACTCGCGACGTCACGATCAACCAGGACGTGATCGGTGTCGGCCTCGACCGCCTGGTTCGTTTCACTGGAGTGCAGCCCGCCAATGCCGAGCCGGTAGATGCCGGCGCCGATCTGGATCGAGCGGTTGTGCAGGGCGTCGGGCTCGCGCACCGCGCCGGTTGCCATCACCAGGAATTCGGCGGCCTCGATGTCTGCCAGCAGGGCCTGCAGGGGCGCCGTGGTGAACGTGAGCCACGCGGGCGTGCGGTAGCGGTAGATCGTGCCATCCTTCACGTCAGCGCGCTCCACGGGCTTGCCACGCGCACGCTCGACCTCGCGCACGATCACGGCCTCTGCGATCTGTGCGTCTGACTTGGAGCGCAGATCCATCCCGTACTGCTGGCCCATCTTGGCGCGCAGTTCGATCTGCGGGAGCAGCGTGCGGTAGAGCTCGGCGGTGAGCGCGAGATCGTTTCTGCAGTACGCACGGAGCACTGCGCGCTGCTCCACGGAGATCGACTCGTGGGGCTCGATCGGCAGATCCTGGAGCTTGGGGGTGTGCAGGCGCCCGCCGTACAGTTTCAGCGAGGCCTTGCCAGGGGCGACCTCGATCAGGTCGATGTGATCCAGATCCTCCAGCAGCTCAACGCCGAAGCGCTTCGCGAACTCCCAGCCTCGGAGGTTGCGCTCGATGATCGCATCGGCCCCGACCTTCAACTGCTCGCACGATGCGCCGGCAAGCGCGTAAGCGATCAGCGGGAGATCGAAGCTCGTGCCGTTGAACGTGACCAGAGTGTGCTTGCGCAGGATGCGCGCCAGTCGGTCCGTGTCCAGGGGCTGACCCTCGAACTGCTCGAGCTCGAAGGTCGCCCCTGTTTGCACGTTCATCCCCGACACCAAGACGTAGTCGCGGTAGATCTCGGTGTCGAGGACGATGGTGGTCACGCAAAGTCATCCACGGCGACCTCGATCTCATCGAACTCGTCCGCTGCCGCAGCGCGCGAGCCCGCACCGAAGGTGTCGCCATCCCTCGCAAACTGGATCCCGCGGAGCGTCGCGTTGATGCGCTTGCCGTAGGCGTTGTCCTGAGCCCAGAACTCGACCGACGCATTCACGTAGCACCCGGCGTAGGGCTTGCCGCTGCGCTCGCTAAGTGGTGCACGGTTCGCATCGACCACGGTGGGCGCTGCCGTTTCTTGGGCGGAGGCGGCCACGAACATCGTCCCAAAGAAGCCGTCGTACTGGGCCTTCTCGTCGCCGTCGTGGAGCGCGACCTTGCCGACCTTCTCCAGGCCGGTGAGGATGGCGCCGGCCTTGTCCTTCCACTTCTCCTTCGCGACGTGCGTGATGGTCTTGCGGATGGCGGCGATCTGCGGGTCGTTCGCGTCCAGCAGCAGCGTCGCGCTGTAGCGGGGCTTGCCCTCGCCGTTCACGGTGCGGGGCTGGAATAGTGCCGGGAAGGCGAGCCGTGCGTCACGGATCATCAGGCGGCCAAGGGGTTGTTGTGCTGCGTTCATGTTTCAAGCTCCAGGATTGAAGGTTTCAAGCTACAAGGGTGAGATCAGCAAACTCCGCCACGACCGGCACGATCTCGAGTGCTGGGCGCGGATCTGACGCGGGGGCCACGTGGGGCTTCCCGTCGGATTGGGTGATGAGGTCTTGCACGCGCGACCACTGGCGATCGCCAATGACGCCGCTCTTCTTCAGCTTCTCGGCACTGGTGGGCGAGATGAGCTTCAGGTCGTAGGCCTGCTCGATCGTCAGCCGGAAGGTCTTGCGCAGCAGCTCCTCGGCGGCCTGGGTGCTGGACCACTGGCGCGCACCGCGCTTGCCGGGCACCAACTTCCAGCCGGGGACCGGCATGCCTGCCAGGAGTCTCCGCTCAGACTCGGTGCGGATCGCCTTGCACCAGTCCTCGATCATGTCGACGCGGGAGAGTGCGGCTGCGAGCCAGTCCTCGGGACTGTGCTCGTCGGCAGCGGACACGCCAGCCACCGCAAACTCCTCGGGGCTTGCGGGCGTGAACCCGAGTGCGGTGTCGGCAACGGCATCGCGCAGCGCCGGGCACGTGGCCTTGGCACGGCAAAACTTGCACTGCTTCTCGCCGGGGCGCAGATAGTCCTCAACGCGACCGACGGCCGCGGCTGCGCAATCCTCAATGGCAGCGCGCGCGACAGAGTCGGCCCAAGCGATCAGCGCCTCGGGCGTGGTGTCCCACTCGCTGGGGGCGCGGCGTGCGCGGGGCTGGCTGATCACCATGCGCACGCGCTCGAAGTCGGCGTATTCGGAAAAGCCCTCGATCGCGCCGAGCGCGTAGAGCGACATCTGCGGGTTCTGGTGCGCCTCGACCTCGACGCCACGGCCGTGCTTGTAGTCGATGACGATGATCTCGTCGCCCAGCAGGATGATCACGTCGGCCGTGCCCCAGGCATCCGACACCGGCACGCCGAGGGAGCGGGAGTAGTTGACGCGCTGCTCTGTGAGCACCACGCCCATGTCGCCGGCGACGTCGGTCACGTAGTCCAGGCAGACCTGCACGGCCTCGGCCATTTCGGCCGTGACCTCGATCGTGTGGTCCTCGACGTCGATGTAGCGCCCGATGAACCCGGCTGCCGGGGTTTTGTACTGCAGTGCCCAGGAGAGCACCTGGTGCGCCGCGGTGCCCTCGGCAGCGTAGTAGGTCGTCTGGTCGCGGACGTCGGAGGCGATGACGTGCGAGCCGGGGCAGAGGATCTTCCGCTCAAAGCCCGAGGCTGACCAAAGAGAGTGTGCTGCTGCGCTCATTGCACGGCCTCCAGTTCGGCCAACTTCGCGGTCACGGCCCCGAAGGCCTCGCCCCAGCGGGCGGACTCGAGCTCCTTGAACGACTTCACGCCGAGCGATCCGGCAATGCCGGCGGCCGCATCGCGGTCACGGGCGGCGAGCTGGAGCACGACGCGCTGCAGTGCGGGGTAGTCCACCGACGGGGCAGGGGTTGCCACCACGGTCGGTGCGGGGGTGGTCGTGACCTCGGCGACCGCCTGCAGGCGGGGCTTCTCGCGCTTCGGCGCGGGCTTGGCCGGGGTCTCTTCTGCCGGGGTGATGTCGGTAAGCGCGCCGTTCAGCGTCGACTCGGGGATCTCGCGAAGCGCATGGAGCGCGGCCGAGAGGGAGTGAAAAGTCAGGGTTACCTGTATCATCTGCAACTCTCCATTTATCGAATGCTAAATTGTTGGTCGAAAAAAAACCCGTACTGGGTGCAGTCAATGTCGTACCGGTGCTCGGGCCACCCAGGGCGCGCCAGTGCGGCTTCGCGCCCGATCGCGCCAGGGTGGTCCTGCATCCAGCGCTTCTGGATCGAGACCATCTCGCAATACTTTTGATCCACGAGCTGTTGGTCCTGCTGGTCGTAGTGACCGACCACGCCGAGCGCGATCAGGATGCCGATGCCGGCGGTAACTTCGCGGATCACACTGCACCCCCAAACACCGGCGAGGTGTTGGCGGCGTTCAAGGCCATGCGCGCGATGCTCGCGACCTCGTACGCCCGGAGGATGTCTACGGTCTCAACCAAGTAAAAACCGTGGGCGTCGGTCCACTCGATGACGCCGCAGGCGCGCAGATACCAGAAGGTCAGCTCGGCGTCTTGCTCGGTGGCAGCGTCACCCAGCCACTCGCGGATGCGGACGATCAGATCGGCGCGGGTGTTCATGCTGCACCTCCGACGATCTGGCGTGCCAGCGCATCGGCGGACGCGAAGTCCGAAAAAATCTTCGCCACGGGCAGCACCTCGTTGGCATCGAGATCGAGGACGGTGACGGCGTAGCGCCCGTCCTGGCGCACGGCGATGCGGGCCTGCACGCCGGTCGCGTTGTCGGTGTAGATCAGTTGGTTCATCAGCACGCCTCCGTGGTGGGGTTGAGACCAATGTAGCGTTTGCTACATTGGTCGTCAACAAAAAACCCCGCTGATCTGAAAAAAATTTCAGACGCTATGAA